CTACTAAAGATAAAACCCTAGCCATAGATAGTTTTTTTTGTTTTTTTAATAACTTAAGTTTTTTTAAGGTATCTGTTTTTAGACGCATACTCGTTTGTGTTCTAGGATTCATTTTGTTTCTCCAAGTAATTTATCTATACAATCATCTAATATTGGTTTTACTGATTTGTATGCTTCTTTGTCTTTGGCAAGACCAAGAGCGTATGCGACTGATAGATCATTACCTTTATACATTTTTCCCCTTACACAATGACTAGCATTATGAAATTTACTGGAGAGTTGGTTGCATAATTCTAATTCTAACTCTGTTCTTAAAACATTTTTCATATCAACATCTATCTCAGTCAATACCTCGTCTGCTAGTTCTACTAATTTAGCCTTGTTCATTTTTTCTCCTTATTTGTAGACTTCTCTTCCCAAACATTCTTAAGTTTGGTTATATCTTTGCTTTGTGTAATGCTGTCATTCATCTTGACCCAGTCCTGGTCAGATTCTTCACTACCTTGTAGTTCTGCTTTAGCACAAAATAGATTGTCTTCAGTTTCCTTGGTCATTTTATTTAGCCAGGCTAACTGTTCTTCATACTTAGCTATTTTTTTTAATAGATCTTTACTCATGTAGTTCCTCTCTGTAAAAATTACCTGTATCTAAATCAACAACATTAGGACTGTTGTAAATGGTTTTTGGTTGACCGTCTAATACTCTTTTATATTCTTCTAAGTAATCACTTAAAAAGTTCCAACCCATCTCCATATCTGTATGATTCATCTTAAATACTTTGTTAGCAAAAGGTGTTTTCTTTTCTTGTGCTACAAAAACAAAATCATCAACCTGAAAGCCTGCTGCTTCAAAACCACGTTTATACCAAGCGGCCTGTAAATCATACGAGTATCTTCTGCAAGAGTTTGTGAAACCTTTGATTGAACAATCAGCAGTAGTTTTATAATCAACCAGGATTATGCCGTTACTTGCATGTGGTTTATCAAAAGGGCTCAACACAACATCTGCTCTAGTTTTACATAGCAAACCTTGTTCATACCAGTATATAGACACCTCGTAGGGTGAATCTAAAGTGCTAGGATAGTCCTTTTCTGGATTTAGATAAGCTCTCGCTTCCTTTACCAAGCTGTTTTTCATGCTATATATGGTATCTTTGTCCTTTTCATTAATAACAGTCAAACCTTTGTCAAGACTTTCTTGCTTCAATGCTTTGTTGCTATTGGTATATGGTGATCCAGTTATGGTCACGACATCACTGAAAAATGCACCTTCACCCTCTACAATTAATGAATGTGCAGCAGATCCAAAGTTCATAGCAGGTGTTGGTTCAATAACTTCTAAAAAAGCATGAAGCTGGCTTTGACTGAACCTTCTAATATTAGATGAAGATATGCCAGGACCGTTGTGATAGGCATAGTTTTCTAAATGTGGGAAATAAAGTGCATCACCAATTTGTTTGTGAGGATAGTCCTCTAACATGTCTGGTACTTTCATGATGCCTCTCTAGATTTTTTTACTGTATCTTTTGCATCATTGATAGCATCATTCATTATTTCTGTCAGTTCATTTTCAAAGCCTTCTGCTTTGTAAAATAAGCCAATACAAAGTTGATGCATAAGTAAGTAAGAACCAAGTATGGGATCCATAGATCCTTTTCC